TCACCCGAACTAACATTTGATTCAACACCACCACCAATTAAATATCTAACAGTTAATGTGGTATTTGCAGGCGCCTGGCCATATGATTTAGTTTTCAAAAAGTTGGACGGGTCAAATGAAGCACCAAGATTATTAATTGATGAATTTAATCCCAATCCCACGTTTTTAAAGTTTGGTATTAAAGTTTCATCTGATGTTGGTGANTTTCCTCCACCAAAAACCAATGATGTTCTATTATTCTCATCTACCTTAACAGTAAATCTGCGAGAAGTTTTAGTTAACTTTAAGATACTTGGAACCGAATCTTTGAATTGTGCCAAATCTTTATCACTCTGTTCAGAATTAGCATAATCCACATATACCATCTCTTGTGCAAGATATGGTACTTCATACCACTTGTTTCCATTGGAATCTCGTACATCATATATTTGAATTACATTAGTATCTCCAATTTCTATTTTTGAAAATTGTTCTGCAGATGTAAATGTTTTGGTAACACTTCTCAACTCAGCCGAAATGGCACTTACATATTTTTTAATAAGATAATTAGCAGGATAACCTTGGTCATCTCTGTTGTATATGGTTACTTCTCTATCAGTATCATCAGCAAAATCCACTAACTCAGTAGTTCTAAATGAAACCCCAGTAGTAGATATAACAGACATCCCTTCTTTGATTCTTAATAAATATTCCGAATTAGGTTCTGGATTTGTTTGTGCATTGATAACACCTACTCTTTGGTAAACTGCCAATTTAACAACGGCCGGAGAAGTTACTTTAGGTTTATACCCCAAGTATTGCGATAGAGACATTATATTGGCCTTATCTTCAGCAGTAGTCATTAATGATTCTTTTAAAGTATCATCAATATAATATCCAAGAACATCCCCAAGATAAGATGCCATTTCTATGAACATCATACCAGGAGAAGATTCGTTAAAATCGGTATAGGTGGTTGGGAAATAAGTTTTGGAATACTCAATTAGATTTTCTCTAAATTGACCAAAATCTTTATTAAGATATTTAATATCCCTACCCTTGTTTTTTTTATTTGTACTATTGAGCGCCATATTCTATTATCCCTGTACTGTAAATGTTATTTCTTGTGTATCTATTTCATTACCAACTGTAAATTGTATATTAACATTTGCAATGTGTCTATCTTTCATTTCATCACTCATATCAACTTCAATTGATTCTACGGTAATATATGGTAACCAAAAGTTTACAGATTGAGTTATCATATCTTGTAATCTACTCTCATACGTATCATCAAATGGTTCGAATAAAAGTTCATGTAATCCAGTACCAAATTCAGGTTGCATTACTCGTTCACCACGAGCAGTTAACATTAAATTTCTAAGATTGCTCTTAGCAGCATCATAGGAGGTAAAAGTTTGTTCAAACATAACCGCACCACGTTTGGTGGGAGATGATATCCCATAGGCAAATGAATCGAAATCCGATTCAGTATCCTTTACAACTTTTCTACCAATTACATATGCCATTATTATTTACTCCCACAATTACAATCATTACAACCACATTTATCACCTCTAAATACACCTATCAAAATATGAATGGAATATAACACAGCAAGTATGGTTAAAATTTCTTGCATTTATCTTTTAAACTTTTTAACAAGTTCGGAATTATCTCTGTTTAAAACTCTATCTAAAGCTGCTAAACCAGTTGATACTCCTAAACCTTTCTTCGGTCCTCCTTGAGAACCCATATCACCGTAACCCATTTTATGAGCCATCTGAGCCCTTAGTGCATCAGTTCCACCTGCTCCTAAAGATGAACCCATATTGATTGTTTGGTCAATATCTGGTTCTGCATCCATATAAGAAGGTATGTGAGTATTTTCTTGAATTTGTTGTTGTGGTAATCTATCTAATACAGATGCTCCACCACTACCAACTTGACCACCACTCCTTTGTGCTGAACTAAATGGTTGAGTTTGGTTCAAGATGTTATTAAGAACTTCATTCTTGGTGAATTTCTTTTGTTCTTGAACTTGTGTTCTTTCTTGTTGTAGAACTTGATTAGCTTGTTCGAACGGGTCTACCTCCTCAACCACTTGAGTGAGAGGGGCAGATACACCTCCCTTCAACTCTTTTAAATGTGATTTAAGTTTAAGGTTCACTTGCTCTTCTAAAATCTTTGGAAAGGTTTTAGTTAAGAATTGTTCGTGTTTCTTAGCTACTTCAGCTTCTACGATTACTTTAATTAGTTTTGCTAATTTTTTTGAATCCATTTTAAATTATTTGTTATTATCTTAATATAAATATATTCTCGTTGAGTTTATAGTTTTTATGAAGGCAGTGTATATCCATTCAATGGGACATACCCAGGTAATGGTGGTATGAGTGGAAACCCAAAATACAAAGAAATAGTAGATGCTGAAAACTCTATGGAAGTTAAGTGGTTTTGTGCATAGATAATAAATGTATCTAAAAACTTTTCAGATGCATCTACTGGCTGTTCTGGTCGTGTACCAGACCACTTACCTGGGTTAGTTACCAATCCACTTGTTAATGATATATTTTGAAACGAACCTAGAGGTAGTATTTGTGGTGGTATTTGAACTAAAGTTGCACCACTCCAATACCCAAGAACAGCATTTCCAATATCAGACATCCAACTATGTTTACCAGTTTCACTTTTGGTAAGTGCGATTGCACATGCTGAAATAATTAACTTCTCCATTACTTCAGTATTACCTTTTGCAACAGGTAAAGGAGCTCCACCGAATCCACGAGTAGTTACGGAACCAAGTTTAATAGCAGTATCATACGCTAGAGTAAATTGTTTAGCAAAATCTTCTTTGGATTTAACCACATTGGGATTATCCATATAGGGTTTCATTATTTTTTTAAATACTTCCCAAGACATGATTTATTCGGTGTAGTTTAATGTAGAAAGCGCATCTTGTAACTTAGACTTTATATCATTAAAGGTTGAACGATTGGTTGGGCCAACTGCAGAAGGACCTGCAGGAGTGTTATATACTTGTTGGTTAATTGCATCAATAAGTTCTCCTAATAATTCTACTAAAGTATTTCCTCTAACCAAAGGTTCTTGTCTAAGAGTTGGGTTTCCTTGAGCATCTTTGGGACCTGTTAGAGATGGGGAATTCCCCCGGTCATCTGTATTTAATAAGATATTACCATCACCGGTGTTTATGAAGAAGTTTCCAGCGTTTCTATTAGTAGTAATATTTACATCATCACCGAAATCTAAATCTGCTCCACCATTGCCATTATCTATTGTAAACTTACCATCGGAAATNAATCCATANTTNCCTTTNGANAAGAAAATCATTTCTTGAGATTTAGCNGATATNATAACTCGTTCAGAGTTTAATAACATTTGGTCAAATCCTACATATTCCTCAGGCAATGTAAAATTAATAGGAGTAGTTTCAAAATCAGAATTACCACCATCATCAACAAGACCTGGTTGGAAATTTAATTTATAATCATTTGATGATAAAAGAATGGTTGAACCATCTTTACTAATATCTTCTTCTACTAACTCATTTTTTTGTAAAGTTTGTAAACTCTCATCATTCTGTCTATTACGAATTATAATAGTTGGTGAAAATATATTTTCGGTATTATTATATCCACTAAAACGAATTGATTGACCAAAACGAGATTGTATTACTTTATCACCTTCATATAAAACAAGTTGATTTATATCAGTAGGTTCAAAGTATTCACCAAGTTTAGATTTTCTTTCAGAAGAAGATGGTGATGCAGCTGGGGTTTTTGTTTGTGATACCTCATTGTAATTACTTGCCTGATTACTTGGAGTTTGGGTATTGGGCGAAAGAGTTTGTGATTTATCTTCTTTTGCATTACCACGATTAATATCCCTATTAGGCATTCGTGTATAATACGGGGTTCCACCAAGATAGATTAAGGCAACAGTTTCTCCTATTAAAGGTAATCCTTCCGACGGGTCAGATGGTGCATATGATTCTCCATCCGAATCTGCAGAAGAAAAATCGGTATGTTTTTTAATAATAGCATGACCGATATATGAATCAATCGGCTTAGGATTCGTTTCAGATTCACGAATTTCAGGAATAAACTTATCATCTGCATTTAAAATAACATGAGATACCACACCTGAACTATTTTGTTTAGTGCTTGATACGACTCCTTGATATCTACTTCTCGATGAGGCCTCCTTTCTTCCCATTACTTACCTACCTTTTGTTTTAATTCTTCAATTTCATTTGTAAGTTCATCTACTTTAACATCTTGTTCATCGGCTACCTCATGAACTGTTTCTTCTAATTCTCTAAGAAGTTGTTCTTTTTCTTCATTAGATAAGAACCCAGCATCACCTTCTGCTTTTTGAGAAGCACCGATGATTCGTTGAACAATTGCTGCCATCTTAACAAGTGAATCATCATTCTTAATAGATGAATCAATTAAATCTC